CCAAAGACCAAAAAGATTAAAACTTATTCTCGAAACGGCAAAGATTTGTATAACACTGAATGTATTACAAACCAAATTGACATTTCTAAATTCAAAACCAATGTATTTTTAGATGGTGAAGTTGTTTTTATTGACACAGTTAGTGATACAAACCAAATTGACATTTCAGACGGTCAGGAGGATTTTAAGAGTGTTATTGAAATAGTTCGTAAAAAGAGCAAGGTTGAAGATGTGTCCAACATTTATTATAAAATATTCGACATAATTCCAGAAGATGTGTTTTTTGGTAATGCTGAAGGGGTGGAATATTCTAAAAGATATGCACAGATCCAAAAAATATTTCGGAACAATTCGAAAATTAAGATTGTTGAACAAACGGTTCATTCGGACAATACTTTTGACATTATGACTGAGAAATCTAAAACATTAGAGTGGGAGGGGTTAATGGTTCGGAAAGACACGTTGTACAAGAGTGGCAGAACTAGGGATTTGGGGAAAATTAAGAGTTTTGTTGATGATGAATTTACAGTAACCGACGTTATTAATGGCCCTTTTAGAATTATTGATCCAGATACTAAACTCGAACGAACGATTACTTGTTTAGCAGCAGTCATAATAGATTATAAGAAAACCAAGGTTGGTAGTGGATTTAGTATTGAAGAAAGAAAATTATATTATAAAAATCCTGAAAAAATTATTGGTAAAAATATTACAGTTCAATATTTTGAAAAAACACCAGATAGTTTAAGATTTCCAACATTTAAAGGAATTAGGGATTATGAATAAAATTTTGTAGAATATACGTTTATTTGTCCGTTAGGGTTAGGCAAGCCCTTAAAATGAACACTAAATCCTTTAATAATATTATTTGATGTTTTAATTTGATTTATTACACCTTGATCATTACTATAAATTCTTCCATATTTTGTACCCCATTTAGGTGAATCTTTTGCTAATTTTGCAAAAATAAGTCTAGCTGCTATATTTTGTGTATGAGAAATATATCTTATAAATATTTGTTGTCTTTCATATTCCTGTTTAATATGTGAAGGAACATTACAATCTTTATAAATATTATCTTCGTTAGCATAACAGTGAAAATCCCAACTTGGACAATCTCTGATAGGATATATATTATTCGTGTTTGAATATATTATGGACATTTTTATACTTTTGCTTAATGCTTCGTGTTTAACACATTTTATTAATTCTTTAATTTTGTCAATATTTTCTGAATAAAAATTATATATTAAACCAGCTCCTTCAATAGATAACAATACTGGCAAACTTTCCTCACCAATTCCACACTCTTTTAATTTTTTTATAAATGCATTTTCTATTTTCCTTTGTATTTTTAAAAAGATAATATAACCTTGTGTCATTGCTTTATATTGTGAATATATTGATGTAAATTCAACAGAATCATCAGGAATAGAGTCTAAATCTAAATTTAAAAGTGAATTGGCTACATTTATTAATTTTGTAATTGTATCTGATGATATATCATTAATTCCTATTGAATATTCATTTAAATTTAATTCTTTTGTTAAAGATGGATCTTTTTCTTTAGTATCGTTAATTAATCCAAAAAAGAAACACAAAGATAAAGCAACCGATGAAATATCAGAAAACGATTCATCATCTTTATCTTTAACACCAGCTAATATCTCTAATCTTCTTGCTTGCATATATTGGTCATATCCTTGTTTAGTTTCATCCGAACGTAATATTTTGTTTTGAATTATTTCATTAATTTCATTTAAATTTATCATATTTTTTTCTGTATTGCCTAATATTTCTGGTGCAGATGAAATACCTATTCTAACTTTAGGTCTGTTACTATTCTTTTGTGTATAATTTTTTAAAATAAACATAGCTAACCAATACATTTTAACAAAACGTTTTTCTCCCGATATTACTATTTCCCAAGAATCTCCAATTTCATTAAGTTTAAAAATATCATAAGGATTTTGGGTTCCAAATTTGCACATTAATTTATTCATTCCTTGCCTTAAAATAAAATTATGTAAAGAAATTTGTTTTTTCATTTCTTCTTGGTTTTGTGCCCATAAATTAGTTGAATTTTTTAAATCTGTAATCATTATACAACTACCTTCTTTTTGTTTATAATAATTACAATTACCTATATCTTTTGTAACAATAAAAAATTGAAAATCATCATCTGTATCATCGAAACTAATAGCTGGTGGTCTTTTTAAATCCATCGACGTTCTTTTGGCATTATCTAGTTCGTTTTGGTGTAATAAATCTTTACTATGTTCCTGTTTTAGTAATGGATTCATTGAATCTATTAATATAACAATATATTTAAATTATTTACTTAAATTTAATATTTAGAAATTGGGATTAAAACTAGACCTAATAATAGACTGGTTCTCCTTTAATTTTGTCCAATCACCCACCTGTTGGTATACAGGTTTGGGATCTAACATACAAGTACCAGTTTTGTCTGCAGACATTCCTGGAATGAATTCATAACACCCGGTCTGGCTTGATTGACCACCCGCACCTGCTCTAACATTTTGGTATGCATGAAGACCGTGAGCATTAGTATATTTGGAGTTTTCGAGTCCAAAATCTTTATCTCCGAATGATTCGGGAGCAGATAACACACAATTATCTCCACAAGTATCTCTTATTGTGAACGAATCTGGGTAGAAAGCAGATGTGCAGTTATTCGATCCAGAAATTTCATAAGCTTTTGAAATTCCCTTGCCACATTTCTGATAATTGTTAGTTTCATCTTTGATCAACTGACCAATGTTTCCTTGAATTGGCATAGGCCCTTCTTCTCTTTCCATAGGTTTTTCATCTCCTGGAGAATGCGACCAATTCATTAATCCCTGTTTATATGGTACTGTGTTGGGTCCAGAGATAATATTAGATTTTTGATTTGAGAATGTGGGTTTGGCAAAATCTTTATCACTTGGAAATACTGTAAACTTGTTGTCTGAAGCAATCATTATTATAATAGAATTATATTTTATTTTGTATTTTTAAAACTAATTAATGATTTTACAAAAATTTTTGAACTAATGTATTTTACCCTTAAATATTATAAATAATAGAAAAAAGAAAAAGAACAATAATGTTAATCTAGTAATTGAGTCAGATAATATCATTGACATATACTAATATTTTTAATCAAAGATTAATTTTTATTTAAAATTGTTGTTTCTACGGAATAGTGGTCAGATCCAAACGGGTTATTAAATTCAGGTTTTGTAAAAATCTGTTGTGTTGTAAAAATAGCATCTAAACTATTAATACTAGAATATTTGAAATGTTTACTCAATATTTGTATCTCTTCTTCAGATCTAAAATTAAAATCTCCTCCAAATATAATTTGTGAATGTATCCCAGATATTATTCCAGCCATTTGTTCTAACTGTTTCCACCTAACATCCTCGTGCAATCCGTCATCTGGCCAACTGTTTACATACCCTGCTTGAGCATGAGTATTTAATATAACTATTGTATCACCTAAATTATTTAATGTCGTTGCTTTCAAAATTCCTTTCTGTGATACGGAATCTATACTTCCGCCATTATTAAATGGGATAAACTCATAATCAATTATTCTTAATTTAGAAGTATTTACTGCAATTATCAGACCTGAATCTCCCCACTGAGTAGTATTTAAAAAATCAGGAGATGGAGAAACTAATACGTCGTACCCTTCTTGGTTTAGTGATTTTGAAAAATTATTTTTGGCCCCATTTTTAAGTGGGGTATAAAAGGATTCTTGTATCATAATAATATCAAAATCTTTCAAATATTTAACTAATTTGGGATAATCGTTTCCTCTACTAGAGAATGGGAGAACGTTTATATTATAAGTTATTGTTTTAAAACTATTATTTGATAAATCCATATTATTAGGTTCAAATGTTAACAATTCTATTTGTTGTTTACACATATATTTTAAAGAAAGAAGTATAATAGAACTTAATCCAGTATATATAAACATCTTTTTGTTTTTATAATATGTTGAAGATATCAACATTGTCAAACTAATTATTACTATCAACGGAAGTATGTAATTAGCTGGAATAAGTGTAGTTACAGTACTATATGTTGTTTTTAATGGAATTGTAAACAAGTTTTGTGCAAGTTCCATCTTTATTTATTGTATTATATAAAATTTTATTGTTAATATACACAATTAATTATCCCTTTTTTCATATTTTTTAACAAAATCTAATAACTGATTAAATTTCACTGTTACCACAGGAGCATCGTAATTTTGAGCAATATACATCCCAGTTGTTACACCAAACAAAAATGTTGTTAGTTGTTTCATTATATTAATATTAAATAAAATAATTTTCTTTGCAAAGCGCTGTGCGATTATTCCAAAGAAAATGCCTTAACAATACAGGCTGTACAAATTCTTTCATCACAAAAATGATTAAAAATTTTACAATTCATACATTTTATTTCACAAAAACATTGACAAGCATAATAACTCCACATTATGTCTGGAGTAAACATTTCTTTGCAATTTCTACACTGTTCTGTCATTAATACTAACGTTTAATTTTTTATTATGTTTGGACCACAGTTAAATGCATTTAGCATGTTTAAACCAAGCGATTTTGGATATTTATTGTAACGTTTCCATTCGCGAACTGAATGTGAATATACACACTTATTATCCGAACAATTCTCGGGACACCAAAGATATTTATTATTTGATCCACTTTTATTCAACATTTGAAGGTGTTTATTCCAATCTCTATTATAATAATAATCTTTTTCTTCGTAATATTCACGACGTGTTACATCTTTTTCACGACGTGTTACATCTTTTTCACGACGTGTTACATCTTTTTCACGACGTGTTACATCTTTTTCCCTAATTTTCAATTGTTCCTCTAGGTTTTCGCTTTCTTCGATTTCTTCAAATTTGCGCTTCTTAGATTTTGCCGGTCCGCATTTTACCGGGGATTTTACACTTTTAGATTTTCCGAAAATATTAAAGTAATCAATCATTGTTATTACTTTAATAGTTTGTGTATGTTTAAGTTACTTTAAAGACTTTAATCTAGAAGCGCCAGAAGCGATAAGCACTAGCGTTGAAATTTAGTGGGCCTGGGTCACCTCTGTTATAACTAAGACAACTTGGTTGGCTTAATTGATCTAGATACATAGGTACTAACCAGTCAACGTTGTTGTATTTCTGTGGATGCCACCATGGACTTGGTATATTGAACACCAGCCCTGGTGCAGTGAATCCTTCCGTTAAAAATCCAGAATTACAGCATAATAAAGTAGAAACAGCTGCAATTATTGTTACAATTGCTATAAGATTGTTGCTCATGTTCTTGTTACTAAGATACTTATATTTTATTTTTACATACAATCAATTTAAAAGAAAGAATTACTTATTTTATAATAAAGATGAAGAGAATAACTTCAAGTACGCATGGGACCGGGTCTGAAAGACAATCGGATTACGAAGACAAGTCGAGTACGCAACGAAGTTACGAAGACAAGTCGAGTACGCAACGAAGTTACGAAGACAAGTCGAGTACGCAACGAAGTTACGAAGACAAGTCGAGTACGCAACGAAGTTACGAAGACAAGTCGAGTACAACAATTAAGGCTCCCACCATCTCCAATGAATGGTCCAACAAATTTATTTTAAAATTCGATCCAGATTTTAAGTTTGAGTTTAACCCCGATAACGTTAAATATGACAGTGTATCCCCTAGACCTTCTCAAACATTAGTAGAAACAAACAAATACAAACATCTTGTTGAAAATAAGAATCAAATAGATCAATTTAAAATTAGAGACAAAATGTATCTTTGGAGTAGGTGGTCAAAGATAGTTAATCCTTATGAAAAAATTGCTAATTTTTCAACACTAGAAAGTGTTACAATTAGTAGAGCTTTTTTCAAATTATACGAAATATTGTATTACTGTGAAATACAAGACATCAAAACAAGTTTGCATATTTGCGAAGCTCCTGGTGGGTTTATTAGTGCTACAAAACACATATTTAAAAACGTAGATTGGTATGCACAAACATTATATGAGGGTGGTGGGTCGTTAAAAATAGACGAAGGTTTAGACCCCAACAGATGGGTTAAAAATGGTAATGGAAATCTTTACAAATTAGAAAATATAATCTCTTTGGAAAATAAGGTACCAAAGGCAGAATTAATTACTGCTGACGGAGGGTTTGATGTATCACACGACCCAAACAACCAAGAACAACTTTCATCTAAATTAATTTATGGAGAAATATTGACAGCATTACATTGCCAGGCAAAAGGTGGTACATTCGTTTGTAAAATATTTGAATCTATGACTCGTCCTACGTACCAACAACTGTTGTTGTTAAAAAAGTATTATTCTTCGGTATTATTGATCAAACCACGAACAAGTAGATATACAAATTCAGAGAAATATATAGTTTGTAAGGGTTTTTTGGGGATCGATCCAAAGGAATTAGAACAATTCGATGCTATCTTAACAAACTGGAACCAAGATTATTGTAGGGATTTTGGAATAGAGTCTAAAAATTTTAAATTCAAAGAGTTTAAAACATATAATACGTTTATTGCTGTTAACCAATCATGGTATATTCACCAAGCTGTTCAGCATGCTAGAAACAACAATAAAACTATATCAAATAATTTAGAAACAATGCAAAATAAAAAAGCATTAGTGTTTTGTTTAGCTTTTGAACTAAAAAAAGATGAAGAGATGTGTGAACATCAAAATCTTAAGAAAATGGAAGAAAGATCTAATATGAAATATTTGTTTAAGTGTGAAAACTGTTTACAGTTACTTGTTAAGGTTTAAATTATACAATTGAATTGTGTAAACAATTTCAATAATGCTAAATTTTTTTAGAATAACTCTACATAAGTGTTTTTCTAATAAAATTCTAATTGGGTGTATTTAAAGCTTCGCGACGCAATCAAAGATTGTTTTTACTTTTTGTCCTTTTTCCACTGTTCAACTGCTGCCTTAAAGGCGTCAGTATGGCTTAGATCTGCGTTCTTAGACTTAATCTCCTTAATCTTCTCTCCAACATAAAGATTGTACTTACTGGGAGCACGCTTCTTTCTGGGGGCTTTTCCCATCTTGTTGGCTTTTTCAAGGGATGCTACTTTTTCGTTTAGGGCGTTGAACTCTTCTCTTGTAACGTCTGTCATTATTATAATTACCATTAGTATTATAAATTCACTGTTTAACCGCATTAGATTACTGTTTAATTAAATTTGTACTAAAAATGTTTTGAAAAAACGTGTACTAAAAATGTTTTGAAAAAACGTGTACTAAAAATGTTTTGAAAAAACGTGTATAAAATTTTAAAATAAATATATTAGTTAAAGATAATGGAAGATAACGGTATCCATATTAGAGTAGCCAGATGCTCAAATTGTTCATTAAATGCAGATACTGCGGCATTTGGATATTTCTTATCAGTAAATAATTGCACACCTAAGGTTATTGACGGAATACCAACCCATGTTTGTGATGTTGTTATAAATAATAGAAATAAAAGATATGAATGTAGACAGATTGATTCTATTAGTGATTGTGTGGATCGTATAACTACTTGTATAAATAATATAACAGGTATAGATTTTGACAACCCTGTTGGTGAAGATGAAATAGATATTGCTGCCTTTTGTAATTCACCTATACCTGATGGTGAAACTCACACAGAATTTGGAGAAGCTTTTTATATCCAAGATGGTCACATTCTATGGAATCTTCAAGTAGAGGTATCTAAGTGTGGTACTGCCAGAACCTCATTGTTTAATAGTGATGGCAACAGTTGGCCTGCTGACCAACAACCTAATTGTTTACCCTATTCTGATGTTTTTATGAGCAATAGTGTATGGGATGGTAAAGTTATGACATGCCCTAGTGGAGAAATAGCTATGATGGAAAAAGTTTGTGATAATGGAACTGAATTTGATGACGAATGTACCCCACCTGATAGTTCGAATCTAGATTGTTGTGTAAGTAGTTCTAATTGTAAAAACAGTGTACTTACTTGTGAAGCATTAAAAGATACAGGTGTAAAAATTTGTGAAGAAAATGAAGGAATGAAACAGTGTGGTAATCCATGTGCAACTGTAGTAAACATTCCTCCATTGGAGGACGGAACCAAGGATGATTTATGGCAAGCAGAAATGTGTGAATTTTTCTGTCCTAATATATTAGTTCAAAATTTTTGGTTTGGAGACCCTGAAGATGATACGGATTATGAAGACCCGGATGCAGAAGTTACTGGGGATCCAAGGGATAGATACAAATCTAGAATTTGTAGTGAAGAATACTTTAACCTATGTAGATTGGCTGGATGTCAACCAGATGAAGAATGTAAAGCAAGGTGGGGAGAACAACAAGATCAGGATTTTAGGAGTTATCCAACAGAATATCCAACTGTTTACAAAATTCCATAAATTAAATTAAATTAAATATATTAGTTAAAGATAATGGGGAAGACCACTTTATCACTACCTAATAAATTTTGGAAAAGGATTGCTAAATTCTTATTAATTATATTAATAATATGGGCTACATTCGGTTTCATTTATTGCAAAATGTACCAAGATGGTACAGACTTTACACACGAAGGAGGATTTGAAAAATGCAGTGATGCTTGGTATTTTGGGTGGATATCTATGATAGCTGTTGGGTATGGTGATATAGTCCCAAAATCAGATTTGGGAAGAACGTTGGTTTGTATACAGAGTGGTATACTTTGGGTTTCAACAAGTATATTTGGTATATTAGCATTGGAATATGATTTCACTAGACCTAGGTTTAAATAAATGGATTTTACAAATCAATATAAAAGCTGTGGAAATTGCTTAATTTTAGCTATTACAAATATGTTATTAAAAACGTTTTTTCAAAACATTATTAATAAATTTAAATAATTGTTATTTATAATGGGTATTATTTCTTCAAAAGTAATTACAAAAAATTATTCAAAAGAAATTCGCGGAAGAAAACGTAATGCTTTATGGGCAGGATTTGCATTTGCATTAATTCCTTTAATTACCATAGTTATAATATACTACAATCTATATAAACCAGAAACTTCAGAAGAACCAAACCCAGATAATTCCATAATAGACGCTGTAGACATAATTGCAACCTTATTTATTGTTGTTTTAGCAATTATATACTGGGCAATATTTCACCAAGGCTACGTGTCTCACTGCCTAAATTATCCAGGACCCGAAACAGCAGTATGGCCTAAATTTGCACTAATTTATGCATTTGGTCTAGGACTATTAGCACCAGCCGTTAAATCTCTATCAAAAGAAGGTGATGATTATAGTAAAAATCTATATGGATTTTATCCTGCGATATTTCTAAGTATGATGGTTGGTAATTATCTATACGAATTAGGACCTGGAATGTTCGCACCAATCATTAAAACATGTAAATAAAAATATTACATCCCTTCGGTTTACTAAAATTGTTTGCATAATTCAATTATTGTGAAGCAATTTGGTCATTAAATACGGTTTTATGATAAGGTTGAGCCTTACAAACACCATTTTCACATTTACCCAATACACCACAATCACCGTCACACGGTCTACCCAATTCAGGATAATAAGGAATCCGAGCTGGATAGATCTGATTCCCAAATGTATAAGGATTTCCTTGAGGATGTCCTCCCTGTACAAAACTCGGATAACTATTTGCTACTTGTCCACCTTGGGCTCCATACCCATGCATTCCTGGAACCATTGGTACTTGAGCAACGAACAATTCAGAAAATTTAGTTTTTGCTACACAAACTAATACTATTGCTAAACCTAATATAAACAGGTTGGCTATATTCGATCGCGAAACTCCTTTTGGAATAGTATCCATTTTTTAATAGACAATATTTAAATTCTTAAATTAAACCTTTTGAAAAACAAAACTAAAGTATAATTGAGAAATGTGATTACCATTCCAATCTTCTTTTAGATTAGAAATGTTACACAATTTTAATCCATTAGCTTCAGCAATTGTTTGTAGATCATGTTTTCTAACCATATATTCTCTTAGTCTTTCAGTTCTAAATTCAAAATACTGTTTAGTATTATTTCTTTCTGAATTATCTTTTAATTCAATGTAATACGAACTTGGTCCAGCACGTTTCAATTCAACATTATCAATTTTCGTATCTTTGTCCAACGTATTGTCAATTATGTCCCCGTCTGGAACAACACCAATAAAAAACCCACCGCTACGAAGATTGTCGGATACTTCCTTAATAATTGTAGCAATATCAAAATAATGCAAAGCAAATTGGCAAGAAATTATCGATACTTTGTGGTCTAAAAATGAACTCAATTTAATACAAGAGACATCGTGCACTACAAAATTAATCCTGGGTTTAATTTTTCTAGACACTTTTTTGTATCGTTCAATAGCTTCTTTTACACTTTCTTCGTGATTATCAAGTGCTAATACTTTATCTACCTTCGCACCTTCCCATTTAAAAATGTCACCACCCCTTCCACAACATAAGTCTACCAAATAAACATAATTGGAACCTTGTTTTCTAATATTATTCGTTGCATTTTTAATCAAGTTTTTTTTGACATTGTTGCAAATTTTTCGATGGTAGTCCATCTTCTTTTATTATTATAACCAACTTAATGTTTAAATTAATTTAAACCCCCTTTACTTCGAATTCAACTTCCTTGGCAGCCAAAGATTCCTTAATGTTTTCAAGCTTTTCTGAATTACAGATCCAGTTTTTGTCAGGCTTGTTCCACCTTGCTCCATTCTCTCCAAAAATACCTCGGTGAGCATAAGTGTTTCCGGAAATAGTAAGTTCCTCACCAATAACCTCCAAAACAACCTTGTTGCTGCGTTTAGGAGCTACTTCTGTAGTAATAGATTCTGTACCACCAAACCCATTGCTTAAACTTTGTGCTCCGCCATTCTTAATAGCAATAATCTCCTGTGCAAACCGAGCATTAACCTCTACCAACCCTTGAAGTTGTGCTTTCATCTCTTTGTATCGTTCAGTGAGTTTAGTTTCCATAGCCAGAATGTGTTCCAACACTTTATCGTTTGATTCAGAATCCATCTTATTAGTGCGATGCTTATTATAACATAATAATGTTTTGTATTCTTAAACTAATGCGTCCTTTGTTTGACTGTGTCAATAATGCTAAAGGCTTTGTAGTTACAGATTTTGTTACTTTTGGGAACCAAAAGCGATTAGTAAATTTTAAAGGTGTTATTAAATTAGCTGAACGAGATGAATATCTAATTCACTACTTTCATTTTATAGAAGTATTTTTAGGATGTTTTTGTTGGGCTGAGGGTAATGTAGACAATATTGTATTAGATCCCAAATTATTGGATATCAAATTAATCCGAAGTGTGATTCATTCGGTGTTACCAAATGTTAAATTCAATGTTAAAGATTTTAGTACTGATATATTTGTGTTGAATGATCGTGATCTGTATCCCAAGAGACTAATGGAACAACGAACTATTCAACAATGTGTTAAATACACACCTTTGTTTAAGAAACAAGTATACGATAATTTAGGAATAAAACCAAAACAAAAACCAAAAAGAGTTGAAGACATAACGGTTACTTATATATTTAGAAATCCTGGTTCTAAAAATAGGTATCTTAGTAACAGAGAATCTTTGTTTTATGAAATTAGGAAAAAAGGTGTTAAACTTCAAATAATAAAATTTGAAGACCTGACTTATGAAAATCAAGTACGATTAGTTGCCAACACGGATATTTTAATCGGTGTTCACGGAAATGGGTTAACCAACTTGTTATGGTTACCAACTCATGGTTATGTTTTTGAATTTTTTGGATCATTTCATCATTATGGTTATCAAGTGTTATCAGAAATAACCAATGGTGGGTATATTGGCATAGAAAATAAAAAAATATACAACAAGGGTACAAGAAGTGGTGGAGCTCACGGAAAAGCCAAAGATCCAGTAACATTAGATATTCAAATTTTTTTAAAAGAGTTTAACATGATTATTAAAAATTTAATCTTTTCGATCAATTAATATCTCCTATTTCCATTTCTCCTTCCACCCCCATTTCCTCTTCTATCTTGATATTTGTGTTGATATTTTGTTGGTGCTGATTCTACAGCACATGAATGGTCTTTGTGATGTATTTGTACAAACGGTTCTAGATTTAGAATGTTTCTGAAACTATTTTCGATTGTATCTTTATGGGTTTTATCACTAAACCATAATTCTATTCTATACAAAGTTTTTCTGTTTGGAATGGAACTATCTACAACCCTAATACCGTTAATAATATCAGACATCTCAAATTGTTCTCCAATACACAACATAGATATAGTTTCCCATAAACTATCCAACTCCTCTAATGATTTAAATTTCCTGATGGCTATTTCACCACCATCTTTATTTTTTAGATCTTCCCACTTAGGAAGTATACCTTGCTTAAAAAGACTTATTGAGGCTACTTCACGATCAGGATTTGTAATAATAGGTTTTTCCACCCCATCTGAAAAAATAACACTTGGATATGGATAGTTGTTGTAATATCTCCAAAAGTCATTAATACAGTTGAAATTACCAAGTTCACAAGTATTTTGTTCGTAATTTAAATTGTTGTTTTTTTGGTGTTCCCACAACACCCACGTATTTTCTAAAGGGTCATCATTACCTACTACTTCTTCACCTTCTTCACCTATTTCACCTATAATTTTTATAATAGAGTTATCCATAAGGTTATTCTATTTATTTATAGCACCTAATCCTTAAATTAAATCAAATTAAAATATATCTTATTAATTAAGAAATGGCAAAGTCTCGTATTACCACACCAATAAAAAATAATTGGATTGTAGGTATAATTTTACTATTATTGGTAACACTGTTTTGTGTGTGTTGTTGTAATAAAGAATATTTTAATACTCAATTTGTCAAATTAAAGGAATATTTTGGTGTATTGGGATGTTTAGCAACTACAACAGTTGGTGACCAGTCTTTTTGCCAAATAGGGAATGGTCCAGCTATTGACAGAACGGCTATGTATAAATGGATGGGTACGGGATCTAATAGTTATACTAATCACGAAGGAGTTCTCATGTTTCTAAATTCTGCACAGTATAGATCTATAAATGGATTTTTACCTCCATCGTTTGCATTCTTCCCTTATGGTTTGGATAAAGACGAATATAGACCAGAAGATCCAAGTGTTAGTGTATTAGATCCAACTAAAGCAGATTATAACACTGAGGAAGGTAGAGCCATTTGTTTACAAGCATGTAAAGATACCGATTGTATAGCAGTTCAGACAGAAGTACCCCAAATGTGTTACGAAAAGAGAGTTCAAGTTACAATACCAAGTGGATTTGGAATAGATGGTATTTCAACCACACCACAAACATTTACTACCAAGAACGATTGTAAAGGTAAAGCCACACATAGCTGTACACTATTTTATCGTGATGTTGAAAAAGCTGATGATTCATATTTTGATCTTTCGGGTGGGTTGGAAGCTTTAAATGATCCATTGATTCCTGTTCAAATAGGACAAAAGTATTACGAAAATAATAGAGCGCCTAGTATTTCGCCTGGAGATGGAACTAAGAAACCAAGTGATGAAACTGTGAAATGGTGTAAACCTCAGGTAACGAATATTTCTCAACCATATGTAAAATACAAAACTAACGTTGGTTCACCAGAATGTACTTGTGAACCAGGAGATACTGAATGTACAGACACTAACTGTTGTGTATACAGAGATCTTATAACAAGTGAGTGGGCCAAGAATAATACACCATATTACAATCTTCCGATCAATGTTACCAAGACAGCAGAGATTGAAGATGGTAGTCCAGCTTCTATATGCCCAGCTAAAAACGAATTTGAAGATTGTTGTGGATATTGTCAGAAACCAGACGGTACATATGAACTTAGATCATGTCCCCAGAATAAACAATATTTAGACGGAACATTATCAAATCCATTGGCACTCCCACCACTTGATAGATCTGGCAAAGGTTTATATAAACCAAAACAAACATGTAATTCAAATTCTGATTGTGGAAACGGTGCTTGTGCAAGACCAGATGCATCGGGTTCTAATATGTGGTGTTGTCCCAGTGGAGATTACTATTCTTATTTCGGAACAGATTATTGTACAGGAATTGCCGACGGTTTATCTTGTAAAAGTAATGGTGCGTGTGCTTGCGGAGATTGTAAGGGATTTGGTACTGGTGCGTGTTGTGTAGATAATAGTGATGGATCAAAGATGGCCGATTCGGAATACCTACCTCACACTGGTGGTGGAACTTGGTGGGGTGTAGATACAGACAGAGCTCAATGTTTGTGGCCAGAAAAGAAATGGTGGGAGACATGGCTTGGTTATGGTTGGATGATAGACCTGTTTGGTAGTGGTGGTCGTGAACGAAGAGATATGGAAGATTGTTTGGAAGAGTATGCAGCTATTAAGAACAAGAATCCTAAAGAAGCGTATAGGAAATTGACAACTTGTTGTGGATATTTAGATCAGGTGTGTGTTGATATTGTTTCGCAACCGTTCTGTTCTACCAAGGCTGGATCTGTTACAAGAGGGTGTTTTGGAGATCCTCATATTTTAACAGTAGATACAGTTGGTGAAATTGGTGCATGTGATAATCCAGCTGTTATATCTCCCGACAACAGATGTGTTCAGGATTCCAACGATAAAGCTTGTACAGGATTTCCTTATGCATGCGAATCGGGACCTTTGTGGGTCATGCAATAATCTTATTTGCAAAGCAAATTAAAATATAACATTATAGTAATGAATAATACGTTGATTTGGGTTTTAGTAATATTATTTATTATAATGGTATGTTGTGGATGTTGTTATAAAAATGAATTATTTGGGAATGATCACAAAGCGATTAAATCAAAATCTCTTAAAACTATAAGATTGGGTGATATGGGTAAATTATGGAAAAAGAAAAGAGAATTAGACGGTGTTGTTTTAACAGATAAACAAGCTGAAGATGAATGGATGCAAAGAGTTAAAGATTACAAAACAATGAGACAACTAAAAGCTAAATAATGCTAAAGGCATTGAATTAAAGATCTTCATCCTTTAATAGTGAATAATCTATATCTTTTTGGATTAATAAATTTTTTGGATTAAAATATTCAAACATTTCCTTAATATTTCCAATAGCTGCGATAGTTCCAATCTTACTTAAACTATCTACGAATGGAACATATTTAGCTACGTCATTTGCATCTTTCTTTATCTCCTTAATGTCCAATTCAAGATTTTCTAATCTTTTGTTTATTAATTTTAACTGATCTAAAATAATTTTTGTTTCCATTATTAATTAAATAGTTATAATTAAATAGTTATTGTAACGAATTAAACAGATCGTCACAAAAAGATGAATGATTTTTTAAATATTTTGATTTTGTTTGGCTATTTATACAAAGATTCATAGTTTTTTTGACTTTAGCTTTTGGTTTGGGGATTTCTGGGTTGGGAAATAAAAGATTTGAAATATCTTTACTGAATGGATAACATTCTGATGTATAGTTTTTACAATAACCATTAATCCTATTTTTTAAATTGTCACACGGACATAGACATTTTTGATATATCCCTTTACGAGTACCAAAAAAGTATATTCCGCAAGAATTGTGATCTCTTTGAATATTCATACAATAACTAGAATCCGTAATAATTAAGAAATTTCCATCTGGATATTGTCTTATATCTTTTATACTTTGGTGTTTATAACAACTAGGTAATTCAGATTCCATAAAATTTTGTATTATTTCATATTCTACTGTACCCAATAATCTTGTTTTTCCACCCTTTTGTTTTTTAGATTTTTTAATATTCGTGATAGGCAACCATTCCGGAATCTTCTTGAACGGAATTGTTATTTTACTGTTTTCTAAAGAAACAAACCTTATAGAAGTATCCAATATCAATGAATAATTATCGTTATTTAATCTATCGAAATAAGTAGTTCTTTCTTCTCCCTTGGAATCTAAAATACACAACAATGTATACGGACGATTCTCTGGTGTATTTGTTTTAGGTACTAATTTATCCGACCCAACCATTCTATAACCATTTCGAATATAAATGAGTTCATCTAATGTATCTTCCCACGAATTCAGTATAGGTTCCCAATCCTTTAGTTTTATTAAAATTGCTTCGCGAATAGTTAAAGCATCTTCACAGTTTATAAAATGACGAGGCCAAATCAAATGTACACCTGTTTTAATCCCAGATTTACATTTCTTTTCAGGAGCTAAACAACATATAACATTAAGATCTATTTCATAAAATTCAAATACAACAGTTTGAATTAATTTAACTAATTTTTTTATTTTTGATAAATTCCAATATTCTACGTCAATTATATCAACATCTATCATGTATCTGAATATATCTGGTCTCTTTTCTACTATATACACTTTGTTACCCAAATCTAATTCTCTGCTATACAATCTTATAAATTCTTTCTCTTTTTCTGGGGGTATGTTTGCTTTACCACCATTTAAGAATAAATGAGTACACGTGTCATCCTTTGTTAAATAAGGAATAAGGAATGATTCCATTCTTTATTATTTAATCAATAATATATTTAAATAGATTAAGGAAACTGAATTATAATTTTAACATCGTGTTTATAAACCCCTTTCTTAACTTTTGACAATTCTCTTCTTTTTCCTTGAACTTCACTTAATTTTCTTGAATCAGCTGACATTAGCATATCTGATTCTATTTTTGATAGATTATCAAATGCATAATCAACAACTCTGTGTGTAAGTGCCCAACGAAAAAAATTAAGTTGTCCTACTGTAGTTATAAAACCATCTTCTCTATCTACAAATTCTTTTAAATTTTCTTTACTAATATTTGAAATCCTGTTATCCTTTATATTATAAAAAATTCTTTTTCTTCTACAGAATGGATCAAATTGTTTTTTAGAATATGCCTTTAATTGATTCTTATAATCCAACCAAATACTAAAATTCTTAGGATTTCCGTTTTTTAATAATTCGTAGTGGATATCATTTTGCTTTGCATAATTAGTTACCAACCAATCTAAAAGTCTAAGTGAAATACTGGTCTGTTGTTTAACTATAGGTAGAATAAGCTCTTTATTCCCGTTATGGTTATAAAAATTTATAAGGGAACCAAGCAAAAGATCTTGTTTATCTCGGATAGGGTCCCGTGTATGAGTAGGATCCATTTTGATATTTATTAAAATAGTTTTTAAATTTTTAAATACATTTAACATTTTTAAATGTATATTTTATATCTCGTAATTGGGTTTTTATAAAATTTATGTCTCTTTTCAAATTTTGAATTTCGGTTTTTAATTCAAGTAATTCTTTCTTGATTATATAATTATCTTCCATACCTAATTTATTGTAAACAAATTAAATAAAATAAAATTAAATTATTTGTTTATAGTAAATGATAGAATCTAAAAATATAGTGTTTGCTCTATTAATCACAAGTGCTCTTTTTTTGTTATTTAATCATTGTAATAACTCTGTTAACAAAGTTAAGAATGAACAGTTCTATAGTCCCAAGTTAAAATTAAACATACCTTCTGAACCAATGATTTAACCTATAGAAGCGGTACATTTAATAATAATGTATATTACGGAACCCATTAATGCTGCAATCAATGAACCAACCAAAGTTGTTTTTCCATCTTGCATAACAGCAGGAAGATAGTTTCTCAACATCTCAAAGAAAAAAGAAGAACTAAAAATAAGGATTAGAGCGAATACCACAACGGTAGATTTATAATCAGTTTCCTTTAGACCAAAAAACTCTTTCTTTCCAGACACCGCCTTATCGGGACTACTAATCCCCTGACCAGGTCCACCAACTATAGGTCCCATACCAGCCTTTACCATTCCAGGTGGAAGTTGGGGCATACCAGGTCCACCAGGTCCACCAGGTCCACCCGGCATTTGAGCAAATCTTGCAGATGGTTGAACTCCGTCCGGGCTTGTATTTATAGGATTGGGTGGTGATTGACCCATAATACGTGGCCCACCCTGAGGCCCGCCTTGAGGCCCGCCTTGAGGCCCACCCTGTTTCTTAAAAGGAAGATCATTAATATCTGTAGACTTGTCCATTTATTTAACAGGTAGTTATAATATTTATTGGTATATTTTACGCACTAAAATTTATGCAAATAATGCTAAAGGTGTTGTTTGTACTACATTATTGGTGACCACACTTTCATAAGAAGGTTGGATGTCTTTAACTTCTGTTATTATAGTATTTTTTCTATCTATGTATAGATGATACAGCCACAATATCATAAAAGTTAACGATATAATAAATAATAAATTGATTATTATACTAACCCCACTAGGTGGGTTAATAGATATACCAATTTCTTTAACTTCTGTATTTATAAATGGTGTTTCAATTTCAGGTTTTGGAATAATATTAACGATTTTTGGTTTTAAAGTTGCGATGTCTACTAATCTTGGTCTTGACATATTTATTAATTAATATTGTTTTTAATACATTGTTAAAGCGCGTAAGTAATTGGGAATAAAAAAATATATACATAACAAATGAATAAAACTAAAACATGCGAGAATATCAAAATGTTAAACAGACACCATATATACAGGAATGAATTAACCAAACTATTAGGAGGCAAGAAATTTGGTTATACTACTGCAGATGGGGTAGACAACAATCTTAGTATATCACAAGACAAGATAAGCAGATTTGTTTACTTGGCTAGAAAAATCCACCACACCGATCCTATGAGAGTTTATACAAGAAGTACAGCTCAATTAGATAAAGAGAGGTTGGACAAACAAGAGAAACTTAAGCAAGAAAAATTAGAACAACAGAGATTAGAACAACAGAGATTAGATGCTGAAAAAGAGGCCGAAGAGAATTCAGACATTGCCTCGGAAGACCGTTATTCTATACTAGACTCAGATTCTGAAGAAGATGAAGAGTCTATCATCCCAGAGTAGTTACGAAATCTTTGTTCAAGTATATTAACAACTTTTTTATTTTTATAGTTATTGAATACAACTTCTTCATCTGAATCTTCACCTGAATCGTAATAATTAATAAATGGTTTGAATTTACTTTTAAATTTTTTGTATCTATCTTTTTTACGAGATAATCTAACTATTTCTGCTTTTAAATACCCTAATTTGTTTTCATCTCTTGGTAACCAATTATGTTTGTGTTTATTTAATGTGTGAGTTCTTACGGCACACATCTTAAATAAATTCTTCCATTTTACTTGTTTATATAACACTTTTGTATTTACGTAATGTTCTGGTATACAACACACTTTGTCAGTAATGGTGTCGTAAACATTATTCCATCCTGGATAATCCCCTATTCTACATCTAAAATATGAACAATCTCCAATATGTATACTATCCTTAGTTATTCTTTTATTTTCAGGAAACAAAGATCTATAATAATCAACCCAAACCCATTTTTTTCTACACAAATTTAATAAATGTTTGTTACATTCACTCAACTTTGATATAGTATATACATCTTTAGAATCAAATGATAAAACTACCTTTAATATATCTTCTGGTATACATCCCAACATTTGCTTTGCAAATAATGCTAAAGGCATTTGCTTTTAAATTCATTTATTTGTTTAAAACAGTTTAGTTGGATTGGCAGATAATTTCTTAATTTAATTTATTTTGTAATGATAAATAATGACTGACATAATCCAATGGGGTATAGATAACAATTGTGCCGCAGATCCAGGTTATAATGATGAAAAAACCAGTTTAACTTGTATGTGTTCTGACGGAACAACGTGTACAGAAATTTATGGGGTTAAAACGGGATGTCCATGTCCTACAAATACACCTAACCCGAATGACACAAGCAACAAATATCTTGGATTACCTTTGTGGGCTTGGATTGTTATTGGTGTTGGTGTCTTAGTAGCAATTATAGCGGGATATTATGGATATAATTATTATATGGGTTCAAAAGTTACAACTTCCAAGATGGTAGCAGAAAATAGTGATATACCACTTATAACTAAAGAAGCAGCAAAAGTATTAAACGTACCACCAGACCAATTAATAACTCCCAAAGATGCACAAGAAGCAGGAATTACTTACAATAAAGGGGATTTAATGGGACTTGATTACGTTGATGGAAAATGGAAAGCAGTTTATAATTAGTTCGATTAATTAGTGAAAATTTAAATGTATTAATATAATAAATGAATAACGATTACTCTAAAGCATCAAGTGTACCGGGATTTCAACAATCACCATTTTATAGTGTTAAAAAAGAAGAAAATGTTATCTATGGAGCTGGCGGGTTTGATAGTGCACAAGCAGCAACCCATCCAACCGAGAAAGTTACACAAGGTAAACATATTTTCGTAGTAGATTCAAGACAAAGAGATTGTAAAATTTATCCAACCCCAAGTAGTTATAGAATCGCAATTGATCAGATATATAAAAATGTTACTAGTATTGAATTAAAGGGGGCAGTTTTACCTAAAACATCATATGGTGTACATGACTCTAATAATGTTATTGACTTTAGTATAGGTGATTCAGTAGTATCATTTCAAGTTAAAAATGGAGGTGGTCCATATACTGCTGCACCAACGGTTACAGTAGAAGATCCTGTGTCGGGAACTACATCGACAGGAACTGCTGTATTGGATGGCAGTGGAAGAGTTGCTAGTATTACTTTGACAGTTGGTGGTTCTGGTTACACTAGAAGCAAACCCCCTTGTGTATTTATAGCATCACCGACTACAACATTAGGCAGTCAAACTGCCACAGCCGTTGCCATAGTTGGAACTTTATACAAAGCTGTATTGCGCCCAGGCAATTACATTATTGGCGGTAACAACACAGCGGGAGTAACAACCGTCCCTTCTGGGTTATTGCTTGAAGTACAGAATGCTATGAATTATGCTGTTAATGGTGGTGCTTATGATCCAGCTTCAACCAGCCCTTTCGCAGCTAGATTAGTTAGTCAATATCCAACTATAGATGCAGTTGCTGGAACTCCTGAAGCTAATGCGAGTAATGCTTGTGCGTATAACCGAATTCAAATAGTTAACACTGATTCTGATCCCTGGGAATTATTATGGTGTAGTGGAGATAACAATGATATTGCAGCAAGAAGACTTTTGGGATTTCCTTGGGTTGACCAAGTGGCTCCAACAACTACTGCTGCTATTAACCCAGGTGCAGGTGATATTCTTCCAGCAGGAACTAGTTACCGCGGTGATTTTGATTATGATCTTTCGGATGATCCAAATTATGTTATCTTGTCCTTTTGGGCAGTTGCTGATGAATCGTTTGAAAGAATTGAGAGTACAGTTGGATACGGCCTTAATCGTGCATTTGCAACTATGGTTTATGATGCTAATAGTCCAGATAATCTAACTGATTTGGATGGTACCACAAACACTGCTGTTGGTGGTGTAGATTATTTGGAAGGGTTAGTAACCAAAGGAACATTCAATAGAAGTCCTGGAAACGTTAAAGCCCTGAAAGGGTTTGATTTTGACCAAAAATATTTGGAATTTAGTCCCCCTATAGGGAAATTGAGTTATCTTAATATTAATTTTACTAAGTTTGGGAATGAAGCTGGTGGTTTACCTCATTTATATAATTTTATGGGTAGAGACCATTTACTTATATTTGAATTTACTGCTAACGACCAAAAGAGTGGGAACCGATGGTAAATGAATTGTTTACAACATAAATAATAATTATTATCTGTGTTATAATTAAATTTGGTATGAAAACACAAAATTATTCTAATTGGGTGTGTTCTCCTGTCGCTGCACCGATTGAGACACCTAATTATGAATATTGTATTCAATATGATTGTGTAGATTCAGCTATTATGATTAATCCTGAAATAGTTGATATTTTAGAACTATCTGTTCAACAATTAATAGGTGAATATATTACTTCTAAAGGTTCTTCTTTCACAATACCTCTTGATCAAAATCAAAATGGTATAGTAAGTATTATATATGATCCTTCTGTTACTATTACTGAAAATATGATATATGAAATGGCAAAAATAGTATCAGACAATACAGAAATAAATACTAACAAAATACTAATTTTTAATACTTTATTAGATCAAGATTATTTAGATTTTGTAATAACTTTGGGATTATTACCTCCTGGTACTACCAGTGCAGCAAACCTTATAATTGGAGAATTTACCGGAACAGCTATAGAATTAACTGGAAGCTCATTATTAGGATTTAATCCTATTTTTGCCGCAATTCCATCAAATCTTATACAAGGAGATTGTAATGGTTGTACAATAACAACTCCAGCACCTACAACAGCACCTACAACAGCACCAACGAATGCACCTACGGCAGCACCTACGGCAGCACCTACAGCAGCACCTACTAACGCACCAACTGAAGCACCGACTGAAGCACCGACTGAGGCTCCTACCAATGCACCAACAAATGCACCAACATATCCCCCAGCTCCCAATTTAGCTTATTTACCTAAAGAAAATACGCTTTATTATGTAGATGGTATGGATTGTAGTGTATTTCAATGTGCAATAGCGGCAAATAATACAGGAACAACTTTTAATACGAGAGATGATTTAAATCAACCAAATAATAATTATACATATTGGGAATTTATATATGTTGGATTAAGGGATGGAATTCATAGTTATAAAGTAAAAAATCAAGCTACACAAAAATATATATATTTAACTTATCCAACAGGAAACAAGGAACTATCAGATACGGATTATTCTGAAATAGGTGTAGAGGATAGAGGTAATGGAAATGTGGAATTGAGTGTAGTATATTTGAGTGATCGTAAATATTTTAATGTGAATGGTTTTGGAACTGATACAAATTTATATGTAAATAATACTAAAGGAGAATGGAAACTTGAAGAAGATGATAGAAAAGTTTTACAAAAAGTTGTGGAATATTATCCAAAATTGGATGCATATTATAGTTTAGGTCAACCACACAAATTTGTATATGCACAAACTATAGATGATATTAAATTTTATAATATAATAGATAGTCAAGATAATGCAATTTCTATAAACAAAGATGGTAGAACTATTAATGAATTTGCTGTTATAAGATTTGTATATCTTAATGTAGAAATTTTTAATAAAGTAATGTTTATAGCATTGCATGAAAACAAAAGTTATTTATATAAACTTTCTATTGAAGATAATGACTTAACATTAATTAATGCACCATTAATGAAATCTGATGATCCTTTGTTAGTTCCTGAAAATCTTGTTTATTCACCTTATGAGTTTGGTGTTTCTGTGGATAATTATCCTCAGTTTACTTATCTTGAAGATCAATATGTTAATGTCTACGATATGTATTATGAAGGAGAAAATATTCCTTCCTCTCATACAAATCTTAATGCAATGGATAGAACAAATTCAATTGATCGAACTCCTTATAATAATCCTATGACACAAAGATCTAAACAACAAAGATTTATAAATGCCACTAGTAATTCAAATGCATTTAACTTAAATCCTGGTTTAAATATATCAAATCGAACACCGTTCACAAGTAAAACTATAAATTTTAATAATGAATCTTTATCTATATTGAAAGAACAACTACCATATAATAATAGTATATTTAACGAAGCATTTAATCCACAAAAATATAGATATGATAATTTGGTTAAAGATAAATTTAGTCCTCTTTTAACAAATTCAAACACTGCAAAAAATGCATTTATAGAATGTAATCAGTTTTGTTTTGATGAATCTTCAGGACAGGACACAGTAAATAATATTGTTTGGGGAAATGTTAGGAGAACAAATGATACTACATATCAATGTGAATGTTTTTCAATACCTAAAAATGTTGGACTAAGTACTGACCCAGATGGAGATTCAGGGACATTTAATTCTATGGATCGTAGACAAACATATTTCAAAATAGATCCATCCATACCTCCCAATAACAATTACACACAAAAGAATTATTCAATAGGATGGCATAGATCGGAAGGTAAATGTTTAACAAGAGAAAATGGAGATTTAGTAACAGATATAACAGAAAATCAATCAGCAGGAAATATTGAATGGCAACAAGACATGATAAATAAATGCAGTACTATATGTTTAAAAAATAGTAATTTTAATATTGCTGAAACAGTATTTACTAGTGAAACACAAGTATCAGAATGTATATGTTACGATGATTGTTCCCAACGTGAATCTTCTAATGGTTTGGTGATTCAGACCAATCTAAATAGTACTAGCTATGAAACATTAAATGATAGAAATTGTTTTACAAAAGATAGAAATTACAGGGTTCTTTCTACTTCAGATGCATCAACTTGTCAAAATTATTGTAGTAGAGTTCCAATAGATAAGGTAGCTTTAAGAAGAACAATACCTCCATTTCTTACCAATGATCCAAATGTTCCAGGTGCAGAAGACTTAGGTTATTTAATTCCAACATTTGATGCAGAGATTAATATTAGTGGTATAGAATACACCTTTAATAAAGATGATGCTTGGTGGGTTAGGTATCTAGTTAATGGAAATAGATACCAATATGTGCACATAAAAACCGGTAAACAATTATATACTAGCGGAAATAATGATCTAAAGGCATCTTTAAATCCTCCAAAATTTGGTGGTTATGTTTATGATTTTATTTTGGAAAAAGACAGCATCTATACAACTTGGTACAATTTAGTAAGGGATAATATAAATATAGACTATTTTAAATATGATATAAGATCTATATCGAACGATGATAATATAAATAATTGTACTTCTGTTAAAATTGATAATGGTGCTTGCGTAATGTATAACAACCCTGTAGAAGAAGGTGTTGAGTCGGAAGGCTCTACTTGTTATAAAAGAAATACTCTCATAACACAAAATCCAGGAGGTTATAGTTTATTTGGAGAAGTAAGTAATTCAATAGCCAGAGGTGGCACCGTTGTAGATACTGTTTATAATATAAATAGTATAGAAGATTGTAAACAATTATGTACAGATAATACAAATTGTGATGGTATAACTTGGGAACGTAATACTTCTCAGGGATCTAAATGTACATTGAATAGTGGAATATCATATTATGATCCTGTATCTGGTTATAGTTCCTACATAAAAGATAGTTATACACCACCTGCAGGAAACTTTTTCTCAAAAACAGGAAACAATATTGGTTGTAGAGCAGATGGACAAAGTCTGAGTAGTGATATGTATACAACTATACCTAATATAGGAAATGAAGAATGTAAATCTAGATGTAGATCTGATTTTGGTTGTAAAGGATATGAGATTGATAATATTAACGGTAACTGTTTTATATGGAATGTTTACCCAACAACTTATATTCCTTCCAGTAATAGAGAATGTTTTATAAGAGATACTATAGAACCTCCATCAGAATGTATTAAACTAGCTGGTCGCTTTAGTAATCAGATTAGAAATTTGTGTAACGGTACATGGACTATCGTTTCTACTTCTCAATTTGGAAAGTGGAGAATAAATACAGGAAATGAAATTGAATTGTCTACTGGCTTACTTGATGATAGATCTAGATTTAGATTTATAAAAGATGGTGATTATTTTTATATAAAATCTGTTTATAACAATAGATGGATTTATGCTAATTCTCCTTTGATTGGTGATGATAAATTACTAGCTGACGGTGGCGGTGATGCTACAGAATCTAAATGGAGAATAGTAGAAAATGGTGAAGGATTTATTAAGTTTGTATCGTTCTGGGGCAATTGGGTAGAACTTAGTGGAGGTAATGATTTAGACTTTACTAGTAATATAAATGATGCAGCTACATTTTATGTAAATTTTGCTTAAATTTTTGTGATTAATTTAAAATCTTTGTTTTTAATTAATGGTTTTTAAGATAGCATTTTGTTTCTTATTATATGATACTTTGGAACATAGGTGTATATGGGAACATTTCTTTTGTCAGGCTGATCCAGCCAAGTATTCATTGTATGCTCATTTCAAAACAGTTAACTCTAAAAGTCCAAAATGGTTAACAAAGCATAAAGTTAAAAGTGTAAAAACAGGTTGGTGTGGTGAAGGATTGGTGAACGCGTTTTCTAAAATGATTACAAAGGGGTTGGAGGATCAGAATAACAAATATTTCTGTTTAATTTCAGGAACAGATATTCCGTTGTACAAATTCGCAAAAACATATGAAATTATTACGGGATTTAAAAAATCAAGATTACATTATTCAAGACCCGGTAATGTATTTAAAACAGATAACACTTTAGTGTCAGGACACCAGTGGGTTGTGTTAAAACGTAAAGAAGCAAAGGTTTATAAACGTTTAAGTGATCCCAAAGATGCAAAAGCCCAAAAATTCATAAAAGAATTAAGGAAAATGTATTTCGAACATGGTGCTAAGATAACAAAAGGTGATGTAAAAATATTTGATAAAGATGGTGGTTGGTTAGGTGGTTGTCCCGATGAAGTATATCCAGCTAATTGGTTTATCTATCTTTATGGTAAAGGAGCTAATAAATATTTGGATAACAAGGTGACAACATATACACACTGGGATTATTCAAAGAGTGATGATCACCCAACTATATTGGATTTGAAAAATACAATAAAGAAGAAAAAGAAAATAATGAAATCTGGTGCTGTTTTTGCACGAAAGTTTAAAAAAGATGCTGCGGATTTAATATCATTAAATTAAGGATTTATGTTGGTTAAAAAGAAAAAGAAAATGGACATGAGAACAGGAAATTCGGATCCTAAGGATGTGGTAACGACCAACGACATTAAAAAACTACTTGCTGTTTTTTCAGAAGATTCAATTAAAATTGCTACTTGTTACATAATTCATTGTAACAGAACTGTTATTAAATACAAAGATATAATAAAGGCTATTAGATTCAGAGCTATGAACAGTGAAATATTTTGGAACCAACCAGACATAAAAGAAAAGCTGGAAAAAGCTCAAGAAAACATGACTTTATTTGAAAAAAACATGAAAGTTGTACAGGTAACAACCGAAGAGTATTTACCAAGTACATGTTCTTGTGTACTTTGTATAGGCATGAATTGTGTAAACGAAAAATGGGAAACTTGGGTCCCGGTTGGAATAGAATTAATAATTAAGGAAGCAATTGACAATATTAATTTAATTTAAATAAATATAATCATATAATATAAAATGGAAGTTATTAAAAACAGATTAGTTGTATACAGTAGAGAAAAGTGTGGTTATTGTGTTAAGTCTAAGCAATTGCTTAGCAGCAATAACATACCTTTTACGGAAATAAAATTAAACCCTGAACACAATGATTACGAAAAACAAACAACTAATCTAAAAACACAAACAAAGGGTCATTCAACATTCCCATTTATTTTTGTAGGTCTTGATTTTCTTGGGGGGTTTACAGAACTAAACCATTCTTTGAACACCAACTTGCCAGAAAAACTTAAAAAAATAGGTATAGAGTTTAAACCAGACTTGGATTTTTAGTGGTTTAAAGATATGAGACAATTAAATATTAAATGTTGGTATTTAGTTTAGCAGTGTGTTTATACGGAATATCGAATTATGTATATACACACATTTCCGAAAAGTTAGATTATTATATTCAAAGGAGTAGCACAGTCGAGTTGGATAGTAAATTTAGAGATTCTGTCTGGTCATGTCTATATTTTACTAATTTACTTGTATTACAGACGTATATGTTGTCAGGATTCGAATGGTGTTCAAATGAGTTTTTAAACAATAATATAGTGATCAATAAAACAACATTAAATGGATTCAGGTTTGTTAACACGTATATGTCTACTTATTATATAAGTGATACCATAAAAATTTTTTTAAATAAAGATGATCCAAGTCGAACGGAATATTTAATTCATCACATATTCACGCTACTTTTAATTTTAGGAGGAAATTATTACAATTTTCATGAATTTGGTATGGTAATTAGTTATATCCATCATATAGCAGACGTGATTTTATATTTTAGTAAGGCTGTAAGTTACATTTTACCTTGTATTCCCGATAAATATAGAAAGGGTGCTGAAAATATAAATTCGTTAATGTTTCTTTCTTTTGGTGCAATTTTTATATATACTCGTTTGGTGTTGTTTAACACTGTTATAAATTATGTTCCTTCTGAAAATTTTACAATAAAAATAGTTCTAAGAGGATTGTATTGTTTACATATTTATTGGAGTTATTTAATAGTTAAGGGTACATATAATATATTAACTGGTAATAAATTAAATGTAGATTAAAATATTTAAGTATTATAAATGAATAAGAAACAACAACAACAAGATGATATCTTAAAAGCGTACCTAATTATTAGAGTAATAATGTTTTTTATTACACCAGCCATAATTATGGGCTGTTATAATTATGTTGGTCCAACAGTTAGTGCTATGTTTACAGGTAAATCTAAGGAACAATCTGAAAATGATTTTGTAGAAATAGGATTTTGGCAATCATTTGTATTATATATTTTAGCAAGCATTTTATTTAAATCTGTATGCTAGTGTTTACTTTATTATTAATTTTGTAATAATAGTAATACGATAAAGCACATTCTCCTGAACAAAATATATAACTTAATAAAATTGTGGATTTTGGAGGGGGTTGTTTGGAAACAAATAATCCTCCGCAATGTTTACATTTTTTAAAAAAATAACCCATTATTTAGTTGTTGTTTGTTTAGTTGTTGTTTATATATTTGTTTATAAATATGAACAAAGTAATTAAAACCCTTTAGCTAAAGAAACGGATAATAGCAATATTTTTGAACAAATCTAAACTGACACAAGGATTTAATTACATATTTAAATAAAACAATTACAGAGAAATTAACAATGAAGGTATTAAGCTATAATATCCAATGTGACGGTTCTAACTATTCGGAAAGATTGGTGAAAATCTTGAAATTTGTTAAAAGAGAGAATCCTGACATAATATCCTTCCAAGAAGTAAAATATGGGTCTTACAAAACAATTTTATCTAAATTAGAGGAATACAATTGTTATTTAAGTAATAGGGTTGAATATAACAGAATGTATGGTGAAATATTACTTACGAAATTCGAAATAAATCAGGCTAGTTATACAGGTTATGGTGAATCTCCAAATATTAGGGGTTTAACTAAATACCATGTTTCTGACGATATTGTTATTCTAACTACCCATTTGGAACATCAACCCAAGTATAATAAAAAACAGGTGTCTGAAATTAAGAAACAACTTGGAAACGCCAAAGTGATTCTTTTGGGTGATTTTAACTTTTTTGATGAAGAACCGGTCTTTGAACTAAAAGACGCTGGCAAAGAATTAGGGAACACTTTTGTATCTAAGAAATACAAGTCCCGACCAGACCGGATTTATTACTCTGGGTTTAATCCTTTGAAATATAGGATTGACGAAAGTGGGTTGAGTGACCATAAAGCTATAATTGCAGAATTTTTTTAAAAATTGTAAAACAATTTAAAGCTTTTTCAAAGCCAGATCGAAGATCTGAAAGCAATCTTTTATTGCGTCGCGAAGCTTTCATAGAAATTTAATATATTTACGTTTAGTAGATGTATTCCAAAATAAAGGAATTTTTAAATTTACTGGATGGAAATTATTACGTATTTGGAGGAATGGCGTTATCAAAAATCCTTAGGGATGTAAATTCTTACGATTGGGATATTGTAATTGATAAAGATAATGAAGATATAAAATCAGTAACTGAAAAACTAAACCAAGTATTTGACAACGTAAGTTGTAAACCAGTTTCGTTTACAAGAAGTTATGTTGGTTATCACACAGTTATATATACATGTGGAATAAACAATGAATTAGAGGAATTATTCGACATAAAGTTTGAAAACATAAAGAATACACCAAAAGTTGTTTTAAATGGAGTTAAATATTTGGATATAGAAGGTTTGTATTTTAATTTAGTTGAATCTATACACGATAACCAAGAAATATTGTATGATTATATAACAACAGTTAGAAAATTAGATAAAAACTATTTAAAAGACAAAATAAAAAAAGAAGCTGAAGAAATAATAGAATTAATCAAAGAAGCTGAATCGGACGATGATCAAGAAGCAGTTGAAGATTATGAATACGAATTAGAGGGGGTATATTCTAGAGAATATTTCGAAAATTCAAAACAAAAATTAAAAGAATATTTAAAAGATTTAAAAGATTCTAAAAATCAAGCAGAAAGATTGATACAAAAGAATTCTCAAAGGTTGGGTAAACTCAAAACAGCAATAACTAATCCAAATATATTTACAACAGTTTATACAAGGAATTTAATGAATCAATGTTGGAAAACAAACAATCAATTAACAAAACAAATTGGTAATTTACAATTCAAGTGTTCTTATCTTTATTAATCGCGTCGACGTTAATTAAATAAAACGTTACTTATATTATAAATATGGACTCAGTGGTATTAGATGATAATGAACCATCACTGTTATCATTTGGGTTGGAAATAATTATTTATTTAACAATAGGGTTGGTAATTCTTCTAATCGCACCCTCTTTTATTATTTATCCTGGAATTTATATGGGTAGATATAAATCAAGAGGACCTATTTTTGAATTGGAAACAAAAGATAATGCTAAAATAGAGGGGATGATATTCGAACCAGATAATCCAGAAACTTGTGATCTAACAATACTATTTTTTCACGGAAATACAGGAAATATGGGTTCTAGGGTCGAATTCCTGAAAAATTTAAACGAAACCCTCAATGCTTATATTTTAAGTATAGATTATAGAGGATTTGGGAATAATTCAGGGTTCCCTAGTGAATCCGGGCTAATAAACGACGCAGAATCTATTTTCGACAGTATTGTAAATGATGAAAGAATGAAAGATACTAAAAAATTAGTATACGGAAGAAGTTTGGGAGGAGCTGTAGCAATAGCATTGGCTGAGAAACTCAAAGACTGTAAAAACCCAAAAGGTTGTATAGATGGATTAATATTAGAGAATACATTTACATCAACTCGTTGTATGGCCGATTCTATGCCATTGTTTAAAAAATTTCCTGGATTCATAATAGATATTGGATTATCTGTTAATTCTTGGAAATCCAAAGATAGAATAAAGGATATAAAAATCCCAGTGTTGTATATTTCGGGATTAAAGGATCGTGTAGTTCACCCAAAATTGATGAAAGAATTATACGATTCTTGTGGTTCTAAAACTAAATTGTTATTGGAAGAAGCTGAGGGAGAACATACTAATACACACTTGGTGAGTGACCAATATTATGTTTACTTGAAAAAATTAATCAAACTTTTATAACATGTTACACCTAGGTGTGATTTTTTTGTTTTGGGGTCATATACTGTAGGGAAACCAATTATTTTAACATCTAAAAAGTCTGTATTCCAACAAATGCCTTTAGCATCTGCAAAGCAAATATCAAATTTATCCAAATTTGGCTTTAATATTTCTAACATCATGGTTGACATTTTGTCATTAGAAACTATTAATACTAATTTTTGATTTACAAATGATGGGGTCGGGAGTTCTGACGGATCAGGGGTTTTATAATTAAAAACTTTTTCCATACATTCCTTTAACAGTAAATCTAATTCTTCGTCACTATCCATTAATAATAAACAAATATTATTTAATTATTTAAACTGCCGCAACGATTTCTCCATCCTCAACGTATACACCAGGCATTTTTAATAGTTCGGCTTCCTGTTTTTTGTTCAACTTTCCAGCATTTGCTTTTCTGATATTGGATCTTGTACGCTTACTTACGCGACGTTTGCTACTGCGCTTACGCGTACGTCTTGAACTTCTACGACGTTTGCTACTGCGACGACGTTTGCTACTGCGACGACGTTTGCTACTGCGACGACGTTTGCTACTGCGACGACGTTTGCTATCTACGACGTTTGCTACTGCGACGACGTTTGCTACTGCGACGACGTTTGCTACTGCGACGACGTTTGCTACTGCGACGACGTTTGCTACTTCTACGACGTTTGCTACTTCTACGACGTTTAGCACTTCTACGACGTTTGCTGCTTCTACGACGTTTAACACTTCTACGACGTTTAACACTTCTACGACGTTTGCTGCTTCTACGACGTTTAACACTTCTACGACGTTTAACACTTCTACGACGTTTGCTGCTTCTACGACGTTTGCTACTTCTACGACGTTTGCTGCTTCTACGACGTTTGCTACTTCTACGACGTTTGCTGCTGCGTTTTCTAAGTTTTCCGGCGTGTGCTGGTGAACCAACTTTACCTTTTTTAGCAGGCACTAACACAACAGTCCCACGTTTGGTTGGTAAATTTTTCTGGTCAAGATAGAAACGTTTATATCTTAATCCAACACGAATAGTAACATAGTAACCAAGTTTTTTAGACTTGCTAACTTTGTATTCTTTGTTTTTGTATTCTACTTTACCAGTCGAAGGTTCATATTTAGCATCAATAAAGTCGTACGCTCCAAAAGATTGGTATCCCATTAGTTATACCAAATATTTTAAAATTAATTTAATTGTATGACTTGCGTGATTTACGCTTAGACTTACGTGATTTACGTTTGCTCTTGCGTGATTTACGCTTAGACTTGCGTGATTTACGCTTAGACTTGCGTGACTTTCGTTTTTTTCCAAAACTACTTGAAGGAGTTAAGGAATATTCTAATTCGTCACCTATTTTATATTTACTACCAAATGTTGTTTTAGACCTAAAAATTTTATCGAAACACAAAGTAAGCCTAGCACCACCAGCTGCTGGTACCTTTTTTGTAACTGTCACCTTAACCATTCTATTTTAATTATATAAAATATTTAAATTTTACAACTATTTAATTCGTTTATTTTTTCTGTAGGAAAATTATTTTTCAAAAATTTCTTTAATATTTCTTTTAATTTATTTTCATCATTTATTATTTTATTATTTATTTTCCAACTAAGAGGTTTAAGATTACAATAATTACCATATTCATATAACGATACAACAAGTTCAGTATGACTACAATAATATTTAACATTTATTGTTACTTTTTTATCACCACATTTCAATTCATAATTTCTATTATGACCCTTACGAAAGTCCTCTTCTCGTATGTTACTTTCTATAACCCCAGTAATTTTATCAAAAATCATATTAGTAATTCCATCATACATTTCGTCACCTACTGGTACAATTTTTTCTGATCCGAACCTTAGTCTTTGAGTTGTACGACGTTTTACTGACTTACGTCTACTTCTTCGTGCTCTTAAACTTTTGCTACGCTGTAATTTAATCTTTTTACCCATTACTTGTTCAGTGGTTTTAATAAATGCTTTGGAATATTCTGGAACCAAATCTAAACGAACGTGTTTAGCAAAATAGTTAGCTGCTTGGTTTTCTATCTCGTTTAGGAAATAGTCCTTGCTGTCCAATGAGTTATTTAAGCAACATCCAAAATCCATCCTAACCATAGTGGGTTCAACCTTCTTTCCCTTAATTATTGTTTTGGGAAACAATTTCATAATTTTGTTACCTATTTTAATAACCCTGTCTAAATCTTTTTTAGGTGGGTTGTGTGTAACTGTTTCGTCTTTTCCTGTAGCAATGGCAGCTTTATTACCAATAGCGTATTTAAACTTGCCATTTAGATAAAAGAGACGAATTTCCCATTTCTTAGCAAATCCTCTTAATGCTTGTTGGAAAATAAAACGAGGATAATCACGGTAATCTTTGAAATATTTTTTTAGTCTTTTAACACTTAAGTCTTGTAAGTCTATTTTTTCAATACCAATACTCCAACCACTTAATTCAGGTTTGGCAATTATAGACTCCCAATCAGTTTTTTTTAGTTTTTTGAACAAGGTTTCAAATTCTTTTTGAGTTTTAGGAATTTTTTTAACCTGAACTGCTGGTGCAACAGGAATGCCCTTTTTCTCCAAATATTTTGCATAATCACCCTTATTATAAATGAAATTCTGGGTTTTCCATCGTGGCCACACTTTTGAACTAGCCGATTCAAAAATTTTTCGAATTTTCCTATACCTTATAGTATCACTGTTAAATTCAGTAACTAAATCATAACCTATTAGAAAATTAATATCATTTTGTTTTAGTCTATTCATTGTGATATCGTTCGGACCTATGATATCAACCTCAACATCATATTTTTGGGAAATATAGTACGGGATAGCAACGTCAACATTCACATTATTTCCGTTTAAATACTTGTTCTTCAAACTTTTATAAAAAGCTTTATTATACTTTATATTATCATCGTCTTCTTCTTTTCCGTAGATAAATCCTATCTTAACCATTTTAATAATAAGAAATATTTTAAAATAAAAGTAAATAATAAATCAAATGATTAGCGACGGAAACTTTTGGAAATTCCAATGCCCTCATTGTTCACAACAGCTAGAGGTGCACAAATCTGAAACTAATTGTTGTATATTCCGCTGTGGTATTATAATTTCGAGTAAAAAACAAATTCCTCCTCATACTAGTGAGAGTGAATGTGATAATTTAAGAAATAATGGATTGATCTATGGATGTGCTAGGCCATTTAGATTTGTTTATTCCGAAGGAACTAATTATGTCGAGAAATGTGGGTATATTTAACACATAAACTGTGCAAAAATACCGTAACCAGACTGTCCCAAAAGAACTAAGGAAAGGACTAATAGGGTCCACGTGAGCCAGTAAGCTTCGCCGTATTCGGCAGTGATACACATACCATCCACACATTCTTCATCAGTAGTTGAGAGAGGAGTGTTTTCTCTGGCTTCCTTGAGTCTATCGTCTTTCTTACCCCAGTATTTCCATAGGGTGGCTGTAGCTACTAAGGCTAATAATGAAGCAGCAAGAACCCCTACAGCCTCGCCGTATTTAGGTACTGCTGAAATAACGAGTAATGTTAGAATAATCATATCCATTGTGCCTATCATTCCTAAATCAGTACAATCTTGATGAACCTTTTTGCCGGTCATAATACCTGTGCATCCAGCTAAAACTTCGGTTTTAGCGTATGTTTTGGCTGGATCGTCCTTTTTAAGTGTTGGTGTTAAGTCTGCAATGAAAATACCGCTAGTAATTTGTTTGACCATTCCACCCTTTATTCCTGCACTTAAACTAAAGTAATCATCAGACATAGTTTGCCATAAAAACATACTAATTATAAGAATTAGTAAAATAGATTTTGCGCCTTGATATGCGAAACCGAGAATCATGTTATTAATAATTAGAATATATAATATTTTCAAATTAATTATAAATATAATAGATAAATGATATTAATTATAATCGCCGTGTCTATAATTTCAACGTCACTTGTTGGGTATGCAACCAAACGTTATTGTAAACGCGAACAACCAAACCAAACATTTGAAACTCATTATTATGATCTAGAAGAAGTAGAGTCTAATGTTATTTGATTGGAATTGTAATCTATTTCCCTCTTGCAATATTTGAGATTTCATATAATTAAAAAATAATTAAAATATAAAATATTAGTAAAATGTACAGTTCTGGTGAATCAAGTGATGAACCAAGTGATCAGTTGTTTACTACTGCTACGCATATAGTGGTCTCTTTGGCAGTAACACTATTAGTATGGTTTTGTTTAGTTAAACCCTTAACTTCTATAGGACCAAAAAATACATTAGGATTTATGTATTTTGCACTATTTATATGGTGTGTAATTTTCCCTATTATAATTTTTGTTAACAAAACATATGACGATTCTATAACAGAAGAATCCACGGGAGAAAGTATATTTGTTTTACTTAAATTTGTAAGTGTTATAATAGCTGTATTTGCTATTCAATCTTTTATAAGTTATTATTTTTACAAAAAGAAAGTCAATTTTAATATTATGACTATAGTATTATCTAGTATATTCTTTGTAAATATTGCCGAAGCAACTATGACCCAATTTGAATTATGGAAAGATGATAAAAAACCAAATAAAATAATAGATCTTATAAATTCTATTGTAGGTGTATTGTTGTGTGTAATAATTGTTATTTTTTATTTTACCAAAAAACCCATGGGTATTTCCAAAAATAAAGATAGTATTCAATTAAGTTGTGGGTTTGATATTTGGTACATAATTGCATATACAGCTTGGAATTTATTATTTAGGTCAAGATTAGGAGAAAGTACTGTAATTGTTATATTTGCTCTAACAACACTATTTTTACCAATTGTTACACATTTAACTAAAACTGGTGATTGGTTACAGGTCAGAACATTAGGACTTTTTGCGTATTTGGTAATAATATTAGGTATGACTGAAGATCAAGGTAGAATATTTCCTATATATAACACACAAGGTTATAACAAAGAAGAAGATGATAATAGCCCTATTACTAAAATGCAAAAAGAAGACTGGTACACTTACTCACTATTAATTATAGCTGTTATTACTGTTTTAATTTCTTTGTATACAAGTATTAAAAAATAATTAACCAATTTTAATTTAGTTGTATTTATTAATAAATGGGTAGGAAACGAAGCGTCAATCGAAAAAAACGTAGTGTTAAAAAAAGTAAATAAATGCGAAAAAAATAAATAGAAGACCCGAAAAAGAGTGCGTACTTGACTTTGTCTTCGTAACTTCGTTGCGTACAAGTTTTTTATTTTATTAATATTAGTTAATAATGGAAATATTACCTACTATTTATTTTTATGTTTCTTTTTTTATTGCGCTAATAATAACTTATGTAGTGCAACTAATATTTGAATTTATTAATATAATTCCAACATTATTAGGAGGTGAAACATTAGTCAGTCCACATACACGACTTGAAATAATGACTGATATTTTCTTATCTAATTACTACTATAAAGTTAAATTTAATCCATTTTGGGATTTAAAAATCCAAGGAAAAGAAAATCTTATAAAGCATAAAAAAGTAATATTTATGGCTAATCATTTAGCAGGTATTGATCCAATATTTATAAGTAAAGTATTGTTAGATTTTGGGATTATATATAAATCAGTTGGTGACAAGAGTCTTTGGGATATACCAATTGTGAGTTCAGTCCTTTCAAAAACTAATGATATTGGCATAAAATTTGAAAAAATTAATGATAGATGGAAAGCTACTAACAATAATGAAATAAATGAATTAAGCAAATATTATTTAAATAATAATACAGCAATTGTTGTATTTCCAGAGGGTCGTATATCCAAAACCGGGGAATTAAATGAATTAAAACATGGGTTTTTTAAATTAGCTATTGAAACTGGTACTCCAATCATACCTATAAAAATAGAAAATACTCAAAATTTATTAAACAAGGAATATAATAATCTTGCTGCTATTTCTGGTACTGCTTCGATTACAATAAAAAAACCTATTAGTTCAAAAAATATAAGCATAGAAGATTTGGTTACCAAAGTAACTAAAGATTTGTCTTAAACTCAAGATGATTTTTGCATATAACAAAGTTCTTGACACCCTTTATCTACTAGATTTCCGATTTATCAAAAACCGATTTTATGATAGTACTGTTTGAAACATAGTGAAATTTTCTTATAACAACAAAATAAAATATAATTTCGGTTACAAAAGCTAATATCATTAATATCACCAATATATTTTGTTCAATTTTCCATTTATGGGGGAAGTTTATAAAAATATTAACTCCATAAAAAAGCACAATAGATAATAAAATCAAAATAGGAATACCAAAATATTTATAAACAATATCTAAATTATATTCATTCCTTTCGATTATATCATTTCTTACTTTTTCTATAAATTTCGTATCTTCTTTGATAGTATCTAAATATAGATCTACACTCTTGGATATTATCGGGTCATTTTTAATAATGTTGTTAACTTGATCCATTTTTTCATAAATTACATAATTTAATTGTTGAGTTCCAATAAACCAAAACCATAAAAACAGTAATGACACAAATAAGAATATATTTAGAGAAGTTGTAAACATATTTGTAGGTTCTAAAACTATTTTAAAAATTTGTTTGAAATTTTCCATATCTAATATTAATAAAGATAATAAAATATTAATTAATATTAGAATGGTGTACAACAAACTTATCAACAAACTCATACATAATGAAAATTTTATAAAAGGTGTTATCGGTATATTAGCTGTTATTATATTAGCTACTACTTTTGAAATAATTTTATATTACACCGTAGTTAAAAATACTTTTATAGATGGTGTAGATTTGTTATTAGAAGAATCAGAATCATTGGATATTTCAAATATTCCTGGTGGATTAACTATCAAAAGTCTAATTATAGGATTATCAGAAAACGATGAATCGGAGGGTAATTATATAAATAATTTAAAATTAACAATCATGATATTTTTAATAGTTGTTATATTTTTATTGTTGATTTATTTTTTCAATAGACTGTATATTTTAGAACTTAAAGGAAGATATTCAAGTAATTCAGACGAATTAAAAGCTGTATTCGTAAATGTAATTCTAATCTTTTTTGTTATTGTTATTTTTCAATTAATAACACTTGCGGTTTCAAACGTATTTAATTTCGGAGGTGGTGATGAACTATTAATGAGTGTTTATAATATCGCATTAGAAATAAGAGGAAAAGAAACTATTCCATTGCCTTCTGGAAATAAATTGCTTCTATAAAAAAATATTTACATATATTAAATGAGTTATTACAGCAAAAAATCGAGAAATGTTAGAAGAAATTATGTTATTATAGCGATAGTTTCGGCTATAATATCAGCTTTAGTAACATACTTTATAACAAAACCAGAAGAAGAAACTAATGCACCAACTGGTGATTCTACAGCTGATAGAATCAAAGAATGTTCTTTATGCAGCGTCTTTAAATGTAATCCAGAAATTAGAGCTATGGAAAATGTAGACAAAACAGATATATTAGAGGTTGCTAATACACTAAAAGATTATACTCTATGTGCATGCTCTAATTGTAATGAAGAATGTTTGGGAGTAGATAGTATTCAAGGAATTACAGAACTACAATGTAATTTAGTTTCCTCTACTATTTGATAAAAAATTAAATATACCCTAGGAAATAGGGGTATATATGAGCAAAAAGGGGTACTTTAATAAATCTAAGTATTTGAGAATTTAACAGTGATTTAAATAAATTATCAAAACTCAGAATACCCTAGTGCATAAGCACTTTTAAGGGTATATTATGGCTCTTTTTTATAGTAAAAGTAAAGATTTAGAATTGAGATATTTGAGTAATTTTGAAGAATGTGAAGTGAGTTATGAAGGTAGAAATTACAAAAGTGTTGAAAAGGGGTTTCAAGGTCTAAAATATATTATAAGTGGTTATGAGAGTATTGGTAAAAAGTTTGAGGTTGGTAATGAGTATGATAAATTGAGTGATAGTGAAATAAAAAGGATGGGGGGTAAAGGGGGATTTAAAAAGAATGGTTGTGAATTAAATATTGTTAAATGGAATAAAATAAGGGTGGGTATTATGAGAGTCTTGATTAAAAGTAGATATGAAAATGATGAAAAGTTTAGAAAAATTTTGGATAAGTATGATAAAGTATTTCATTTTGAAAGAGGTGGAGAAAAAAGTTTTTGGGGTGGTAATTGGAAAAAAGAAGATGTAAAGATTGAGGCTAATTTTAGAGGCAAAAATAAGTTGGGAGAAATTATGATGGAAATGAAGTGGAAGTTTATTGATTCAGACTTTGAGGAGGATTCTGATTATGAGTATGAAGAAGTGTGGGTATAAAAAATAATAACAAAAAATTAAACACCCAAGGCCTTAGGGCCTTATATGGGTAATTAAAAAACAGTAAAGCAATTATGGAAGGATACGCATCCTTCAAAGATATTTTTGAAGATTGTCTTGACGAGTTGTTGCAAAAACTTAATTGTCCAATTTGTTACGATTGCGGGGATAGATATAATTGCGATGAATGTGATGAAAAAGTTTGTGTTGACTGTATCCATTTTATAGGAAGTGATGTGCATGACCACAACTTATGCGAAAACTGTTATAAACAACAAGCTTGGTAAGCAACGAAGTTAAACATAAATTAACAAATTTTAAAACACTCTACCGCGTTAGCGGCTTTTAGGGTACGTAAAATTAACTTACAACAAAAATGTCTTTAAGTGTCGAAGCAACTAAGTATATTCAGTCAAACGGTCAATTAGATTTGCATTGTTGGTGTGTGTCGAAAACAGACGGAACTGTAATTGACCCTGATTTTGAATATGATTATGTGAAGAGGGTGAGAAATATTAAAAAAACAAGTAAAACGTTGTACAGGGAATTTGACACTAGTCTACAGATCGAATTGGTTCCCTATATAATTAAAAATTTTGTAAAGAATAGAATTCCTGGCTACAGCAAATATTTGAATACCAATGATATGGGGGTGTTTGAATATTTTTCCCACAACCCAACGAAGGGAAACTGCCCTATTAATGCTTATAGTTACTGGGTGATAAACAAAGACGAATGTTTGTTCAAGATTGGTAGCATGGGATGGACAACCAAGGACGGCAATGTTTGGTGGGAATTCGGATAAAAATAAAAACACCAAAGCCTTAGGGCTTATAAAAGGTGCGTAAAAACAAAGTAAAGATGGTTTTAAGCAATGAAGACGCCCAGAACATTGCCTTGCTGCTGATGAAACGCTTGAACCAACCCATGTTGAGTAAAGATGCTAAAAAATACATTAAAGATGAGAAATCTTTTGATTTACATTGGTGGTGTGTATCTAAAAAAGATGGATCAATCATAGATCCTCATTTTAAAGAATATGACGAGATAAAAGAATCTTATGGATTTAAAAAAAATATCCCAAATTCATACAAAGAATTTAGTACAACACTACAAGTAGAAATTTTACAATTTGTATATAAAAATTATATTTTAAAAAAATTACAAACTATAGAAGAATCTCGTCTGACTTTGTCAAAACAAGATGTTTTAAATATGTGGTGTGAACACCCTAGGTTTAAGAATTGCGTTACAAATGCGTATGGTTATTGGATGAACAACAAACAAGATTGTGTGTTAAGAATTGGTAGTATGGGTTGGGAAAAAAGTGATGGAAGTATTTGGTGGGAATATGGTTAAATATAAAAAATATAAAAATTATCAAAAATAAAAATAAAAATACCATAGCACTTCGGTGCTTACTAAGGTACACAATTATTGAATGATGGGCAAACTAACTTTGTCATCGAGAATTATTGCGACCTTGTTGGGTGAAAGTCCTTTCGAAACAGCTTGGTCACAGTTTGTTTCAAAGGTTACTGGCAAGGATAATTTTTCTATGAACTATGCTATGGAACATGGAAACAAATACGAAAGTGAAGCTGTTGAAATGTACAAGTTGGTTACTAAGAATGAAGTTGAAACGCCCAAAAACATTTTTAAACACGACAAGTATGATTTTATCACTGGTGCTATTGACGGAATCATCAATGATAACATAATACTTGAAATTAAGTGTCCTTACAGAAACCAATACCCAGAAATGAACGAATCATTTGAAATTTGTAAGTTCTATTGGTGTCAAGTTCAGATTTATATGGAAATATTGGATAAGGACGAAACACATTTTGTAGAATATTACCGAAAACTAGATAACAACATTTCCTTTAGATGGAAGGTTATCAAACGGGACAAAGAGTGGTTTGCGATGATATTACCCAAGGCAATCAAGTTCTACGACGAAATCAAATTATATAGAGAAATCGGAATTGAAAAACACCCAGTCCAAGCAGCTATTGATAATTGGAGTGACAAGTAAGTAAAAACAAAAAACAAAAAAACACCCAAGCCTTCGGGCTTATAAAAGGTGCGTAAAAGATGGTTCCTACTAGATACACAAACGAATTGGTTAACAATGGATACAAGGCGTTGGCTGAACGGTTTGGTGTCAGTGTGATAGAAATTGTGGAATTTTTGGCTGACAAAGACTTGGTTACTGCTGGTACTATTAGGGAATATAAATTAGTTGTGAAAAAGATTGAAAAGATTGAAAAAAAAATTAAGAAAAAAATTAAGAAAAATAAAAAAAAAGTTGTACCGGAAGTTGTACCTGAAGTTAAGGATTGTATTGACAAACCTGAACTTGACGTACCCAAACCGGTTAGAGTGTCTGATAGAAAAAATAAAGGAATAAAAAATTCGTGTAAATGTTGTAATTTTAGTAAGATTGAAATTAAAAAAATAGTGAAATTACAAAGATTTATAAGTAAAAGATTATTGACAACAAAAATATTATATAATCCTTTAATTAGAGCTTGGATTAAAAACGAATCGCCCTTTAATACCCTTGTCAAAGATTCAAGGAAAGGAAGTAGAACAAGTAAAATTAAAACTAATAATAAAGAAAAATTGTGGGGGAATAGGATGTTGAAAAGATATTTTAATTATACCAAAACTACAAACCAATGGACAACATGTTTGGGTGAAAGTTTGGTTAAGATTATATTAGAAAGGAAAGAAAAAGTTACAAATCCCAAAACTATTTCTGGGTATAGACCAGATTGGGAAACTAAGAATTATATTTGGGAAGTGAAAACTAGAAATTATACAACCAGTGGAACTGCTGGAGAAAAGATATTAGGAACTCCTTATAAATATGCCGAAGTTCCGAAACTTTATAAGAAGAATTTGAAAATAGTTGTACTTGCTTTTCAAGAACAAGAAGCTATAGATAAGTTTGGATTATTTAATAAATACAATAAAAAGAAAAACAAACACTTAGAATTATGGAAAGAGGAAGGTATCGAATTTGTAAGATGCAGTGAATTATTATAGATAACTAAATATGAAACCTTAGGGTTTCCGCAATAGGCGTTTCAATTACTAATGAGTATTTCATAATCAGTATCACTAGGATTTTTAGAATTTATTCTTCTTGAACATAGTATTTTAGATTGTTTATACCCCTTATAATTCTTACAATTAAATCTACACCAAGAATTAGAATGAACAAATTTTATACCATTTTTGTTTAGATTATTACACAAGTCCAATACAACTTTATGTTTATCTTTGAACCCATCTTTACTGTAACCAACGAACGATGTTTTTTTCAACGGATAATACGGAGGATCTAGATAACAGAAATCAGTTTTATTTAACTTATTGAAACATTTAGTAAAATCCTTATTTAAAAATGTTACAGAATACTTGTTAAAACACTTACTTAATTTTATAATATTCTCTTTATCCAAAATAGCAGGATTATTGTAATTTCCAAATGAAGTATTAAATCCGTTTGGTCCAACTCTATACAATCCTCTAAAACTTGTTTTGTTTAAAAATATAAATAGGGCTGCTTTATTAACATCCAACCCCTTTAATTTTTTACTGTTATATTCATTTCTATAATAATAAAAAACATACGATTTTCCTTTTTTAATAATTTGATTTATGTCTAATTTCGGATCAAGTATATGTTTATGTCTTGTGTTGTACTCTATTAATTTAGCTTTAGAATAATGATCGTTTAATAATTTTAGTCGTTTTATTAACAATGATGGTTTAGATTTTATACAATTGTACATATTTATTAAATTTTCATTGTTATCGTTGACAACGAATTTCTTAATTTTAATTTCCCCTCTTTCAACCTTGTTTAACAATTCTATTAACACTGATCCACCACCTACAAATAATTCATAATATGTATTAATTTTTAAAGGAATACTTTTTGTTACGGTATCTATTATTTGAGTTTTTCCACCAACCCATTTGATACACGGCTTCATTTATATAACATAAATAATTTAAATTATATAATTGAACTGCGATTAACGTTAAACGATTAATATATAACCAATTGTAAATGGTACTCAATTATATTGGGTCTAAAAACAAACTACTTCCTTTTATAAACGAAGCCGTACAGTCGCTTTGCGCAACCGATAAACCCACAACGTTCTGTGACGCATTTTCAGGTACCGGAACAGTCGGAAACTATTTCAAAAACGAATTTAGTGTAACCAGTAACGACACAGAGTATTATAGTTATGTTATAAACAATGGATACATGTGTTGTAAATATTCAATCAAGATTCAAAAGATTATTGATAATCTAAACGAATTAAAGGGAGTTCAAGGACTTGTGGCTGATAATTATTCACCCTTGGGTGATAGGATGTATTTTACGACAGAGAATGCTAAAAAAATAGACGCCGTTAGAACAGAAATAAACAACCTTTTGAATAATAAAAGAATAACAAAGAAAGAGTACTTGTTTCTTCTTGCGTCACTGTTAGAAGCAGCAGATAAAGTAGCAAACATTGCATGTATTTATGGTTCATATCTCAAAAATTTTAAAAAATCGGCTGTTAAACCAATCGTTATTAATCCGATTCACAAAGAAACTAAAATAAAAAATAAAAATAAAACATTCAACTTAGATGTTTCAGACCTTTTTAAAAAGGATATTAAGTACAATATTGTGTATTTAGATCCTCCCTACAATCAACGCCAATATTCTTCAAACTATTTTGTTTTAAATTATATAGCAAAATATAAAAATGTTGAATTAAAGGGAAAGACTGGTATAATATTGGATTGTTTTAAAAGTAAATTCTCTTCCAAAATTTTAGCAAAAGAAGAATTTAAGAAATTAATTAATTCCATAAAGTCTAATTACATTCTATTATCCTATAATAATGAAGGAATAATAAACAGTGAAGATATACTTGAAATATTAAAATTAAAAGGTGATGTTGAAATTAAAACCAAACAATACAAAAAATTTAAAGCACAACAAACAGTAAAGATAGAATTTGTGACTGAATATTTATACGTTGTGAAATGTACAAGTTGGTTGCTTTAATAAAATTTTTCATGAATTAAAATGTTTGGTACTAATCAAAGATGATTATATTATACCTGTACTTTGTGTTATGGATTCTCAACCCAATCGTTAATATAATATTTTTGCTTCTTGCAATAGCAGCAACTGTAATGTCCGTTTCGGTTGTAAAAGCACAAGGAAAGAAAACAAATGCATTTGCCAAATTTGTAATTCCAACTTTAGTATTCTTCGGAGTAACTCATATTGGGTTCCTAATAGGACTAGCAACCACAAATGTCGAAGAAGGAGATATCGAAGTAAACACAGACATGATAAAAAGAAGAATGAAAATGTAACCATTTTAATGCTCTAAAAACACATAACATTTGGATAGGGGTCTCCTCGGTGATTTTTTAAATCAACACATTTAGTTGTATTGATTTACAAATTCAATGCCTTTAGCATTATTGAAATCCTAACCGGATTCAATCGCTTAATTACGTTTTGAACGACGCTTTGAACGACGTTTACGTTTTGAACGACGTTTACTTTTAACACTTTGTTTACGTTTTGAACGACGTTTACTTTTAACACTTTGTTTACGTTTTGAACGACGTTTACTTTTAACACTTTGTTTACGTTTTGAACGACGTTTGGTTCTTCGTTTCCCGAATTTATTTTTATTCAAACCCATTGATTCAATTGTTCTCAATTCGTTTCGTGTAACCTTACCTGGTGGTCCGGTATATTCTTCCATAAACTCAGAATTAATTTTCTTGATTTTATCATTTTTTTCTTTTATTTTTGTCATTAACTCAGCCTTTTCGTAAATAAGTTCCATATCTAAAAAATTTGTCATTAACTCAGCCTCTTCTATTTCCTTTTTCTTTTTTTCTAATAGAGTTACATCAGATTTCAACATACTAAGTTCTCTAAATTTTTCAAATTCTTCTTTTGTAACTATTTCTCCATCTGTTACCACCGGCACAACCTCCAATTCAACAGTTCTTTTAGGTAAAAATTTTTTCATTGATCTTACTGATAACATATATTTTAAAACTAAATAATTAGTTTAAAAATTAGAATTTATGTGTTAATAACGAATCATTTTGTGATTATAATGCCTGAATTTGAATTTTTTAGATATGGGTATTTAAATCCTCAAAAACTTTGTAATCTTGAAATAGATGCTATTGTTTATAACTGTGTTGAACAATATATGATGGCTGAGAAAGCTAGACTATTCGGTGACCAAGAAACATTAAATAGGATAATGAATATTGCTAACCCTAAAACTCAGAAGCAATTAGGTAGATTGGTTACGAACTTTGTTCCTCAAGTATGGAGTGCTATGTGTTATGATATATCTTACAAAGGTAATTTGGAAAAATGTAAACAGAATGATATGATTAAATCTTTTCTTCTTGGAACTGGTAACAAAGTTTTAGTATTTGTTAGTAATGATAATATTTGGGGAATTGGGGTGGGTGCCAATGAACGTAACATACACCATTGGTCAGGACTAAATAAATTGGGCAAAATATTGATGGCAGTCCGTGATACTCTTCGTTCTCAAATGATCCACCCCCCACCTAATAACAGACGTTTATTTGTTGGAAAAACATGTGCAATTTGTTTGGATGATTTTGATTTAGATAATGATGTTATCACTGCATTGACATGTGGTCATGTTTTTCACGAAGATTGTTCAAGTCGTACGAACATATGCGCTATTTGTCGTAAGTAAAATTATTGTCTAAAATAGTTAATAAACTTTTTGCCACGCAACTCATTTATTAATTACAATATTTAAAATATAGGTATTATATAATTATGCGTGTTATTGATAAAACAAAAACTTTATTTTCAAATAAATTTGGAAAGCGTAAGAAGCGTAGCGTTAAAAGACGTAGCGTTAAAAGACGTAGCGTTAAAAGGCGTAGCGTTAAAAGGCGTAGCGTTAAAAGGCGTAGCGTTAAAAGGCGTAGCAAATTTTCCAGAAGATCTAAGAAACGGAGATCTTTAAAACGTAAAATGAAATTTGGTGATGTATTTAGTGAATTATACGAAGGAATACAAAATAATAATATTGGTGATACAACATTTTTTTATAATGTTATTTATGATGATGGTAAGAAAGTTAATAGTAGTAAAGTTTATGAAGAATTAATTAAAAAACAAAGAGGTTTAAAAACATTAACTAAAATTTTTAATTTTCAATTAACAAAGTATAAAGAAGATATAAATAACGAAGGTCTTAGTTCATGTCAATTATTAAATAAATATAATAGTGAAATATGTGAAAAATTTGGAGACAATCATGATATGATAATTGTAAATTGGTTGATTTATAGAGAATCGTTAGTGTCAATAATTAATAATTCTATATCAAATAAAGATTATAAAAAACATGGTGAAGAATTAGATAAGTATTATAATAGCTGGTGGGGAAAATATCCTGAATTAAAAAGGAGTAAGGAATGTGAATTAAATGATATTAATTGTGGATTAGATTACAGTAGTGACAGTAGTGCAAGCAGTACTATAGCATCTTCTGGGTAAACCGCCTTTAGCATTATTTGCAAAGCAAATTGTCAAAAATAAAAATACCCTAGGAAATAAAGAAATATATGGATATAAGCACTATTGAAGGAACGGTAAACAGTATCAAAAGTTTAAGTACCCTAGGACTTAAGGTCGTATATAGGTAAAAAGATATATGTCTGGGTTTTTAGAACAAGTGTTCCCAATTATCATCAAGGACTTTCTTGTGGGAGACGTGTGTTACAACAAAGGAGTGTTTGGAAAGTGTTTAATCGAACTCCTCAAAATTAGGGAGGAGCAAGAAATCGCCTTTGAGGAAATCATACTACTCTACACAACCGACTTTGACTTTGACTTTGACTTGAACAACCTTATAATCCCTCCTACTTCTGTAGTTTACAGGAATAATCTCACAAAAATAATAATGAGTGAGTGTGGGACAGACTGTGAGCCCGAACCCGTTGACGAAGAAGAGGAGGAGAGTGAAGAGGAGGAGAGTGAACACGAGGAACTGCCATCGGACTTCGAGTGTGATGAAGAGGATGTCCACCAGACCTGTGGGAAGACTTTCAGCGAGTGCGAGTGTAGCTTCATCAGGACCTTGACTTCCGTATACCGGGGAAAAGAAACGCAATATGTCTGCACTTGCCACCCGCTTTTCGAGGACTGTGAGTGTTTCTACGATCAAGTTTATGATCCTGATGGATTGATGTGACTTGGATGCTTTACAGAAATTTACAAGAATAATTAACAAATTAACAAATTTTAATAAACCCTAGCCTTTCGTGGCTTATTAGGGTACGCAAAGCAAAAACATCTGAAAACCCTAAGTCCAAATCAACCAAGCAAAATGACTTTCGATCGCATCAACAAGAACCAGAAGACTCGTGGAAGCAAAGACAAGAGCGCCAGCTACAACAAGAACGTTTACAAGTTGGAGTTGAAGAAGTTTGATCGCATGAAGACGTGCAAAGTGGTTACCAACAAGATGGCTGTCAAGTATGATGGACTGGGGCCTGTGCAGGTTTGTGAGGAACTGGAGTGTTGGTTCTGCGGGATTGTCATCAACGAACAACTCCTTTGCACGTCCTGCCGCAACGAGATTACCAATTAATTAACAAATTAACAAATTTTAACAAACCCTAAGTCTTCGGACTTTATTAGGGTAAGTAAAGAGAATAAAATGGATTCTAACCAAGTTGCAAAAAGTTTGAGTAACGATGTTTTGAAAACCGTTTATTCAATGGGAGCTTACAACAAGGAACAACTTTTCAAGATTCTTGCGGCAAAGAAGATTCAGTCTTGGTACCGCAAGAAGCTGAGAGACGCAAACCAGAAAGACGAAGGGGAGGGGTTTAGCATGGCTGGTGTTCTGCGCGAAAGAAACACTACAATGTCTTTGCAAATTAGAATGATTCTCAAGGAGTACACGCAAAGCATGCTGATGGGTTACCCAAACTTTGCGATGAACAAGATTGGGATTCAAGAACCCTTCATGGGGACCAAGAAAAGCGACGTGGTAAAGTGGATTATCACCAACATGAACAAGCAGCAGATGAACTACGTAGGATTCTAAGTATTAATTAACAAACTAACAAATTTTAAAACACCATAAGTCTTCGGACTTTATTAGGGCAAGTAAAAAGCAAAAATGAGTCAACATTTTACTAAACGTGAAAAAAAAGCTTACTTGGAGTTGAGAAAAATTAGAAAACTTAGTTATGGGTTGGAAAAACAAAGGGCATTTGACCACTTAATGCTTTGCGAAGATTGTTTTCGTTGGAGTGGAGATGATTTTTGTATTGTTTGTGGAGACGATGATTGCAAGCATTGGGAGAAAGATAGAACTTGTGGCAGAGAGCGCAAATACAGACTTACTTGTGTTTGTGGAGAAGATAAATAAATAAAAAAACACCCTAAGTCTTCGGACTTTATTAGGGTAAGTAAAACAA